TAGCGATCGACGTAAGTTTGCAATCACACGTAACGTCGCGGCTAAATTACAAGCGAAAACGGAACTTGAACGCAATAACCGCAAAAAGCTCATGAATAACCTCAAAAAGGGTAAGTCAGCGAATAATGTATTGAAGAATGCAAATGCAATTATTCTCGAAAAGGCGCGTAAACCACTCTTAGATAAGATTATCAAGGAGATTCCAGGTAAGACGGGCGTCTTCCGACGCGACTGGGAAGGACTCGTGCGTAAAGCGACCACAAAGGAAGAACTCAATGCGATCAATGCACAAATGAATGAAAAGATCAAACTCCGCGAGGAAATCCGTGCATCTAATATTTCGGACAAAGAAAAGGCGGGTCACGAATCATGGATCATGAAACGTGGAAATGATATATCGAAACGCCGTCAAGAACTCGCGGGGCAGCTCAAGGCGAAGAAGAATGCAGCGAACGCAGTGAAGAAGAACACCGCGTCAAAGCTTCAAGCGCTCAATACACTTGAAAAAGCGAACCGAACCGCGTTCATGGCTCGACTCAATAAGGGTAACTCCCAATCGGCGATCCTCGGGAATGCGACCAAAATGAACCAAAATCGTCGTGCCGCTGAAAGAGAAAAAATCGAAAAGGAGCGTCGAGACCAACTTCGTAAGAACACGGCAAAACTTCTTCAGAATAAGAAGAAATTGACACGCGATAACCGCAAAAAGTTTATGAATCGACTTGAAAAGGGTGAAGACCCGAATATGGTTCTCAAAGAAGCGAATAAATTGGACTCTAATAGAATGACACGTGAAGGTGTTGAATGGAAACTCAAACAAATCAAGGGACTCACGTCAAAGGATGTGGAATCATTCATGAAACGATGGGACGCGTCAAAGAATAAGACAATCTTCGACGAAGCCAGAAAACTTGTGAAGACTCGTGAATCTGGATTCTCATTTAATAATACAAACCGACCAAATAAAAGGGTCATGACCGCGGCGGAGAGATTTGGTACCAATAAATCAGGAAACGCAAAGAATGAAATTCGGGGCATGAAGGGTATGGGTGTGAAGAATCGTAATCGTTTCGTGGCGCGTCTTAATAAAGGTGAAAATGCGACAAAGGTCCTCAGGGAAGCGCGCGAACGGAATAAGAAGGGTGCAGCATCTAAATCAAAGACGGTGAAGAATCTCGAATACGCGAAAGTTGTGAATAATGTCGTTCGTCGATTATAATGTGTGTCTATATAAATGAAAGTCATCATCCCTCTCAGTAACTCTGGTATTCTTAGTGTACATGGTTATTCAGATGTGCGCGAAAAGTCCAAGCTCGCGAGACACCGAGCACTTGGTAAGGTTATTCGCGCGGGTGAACCCCCACTCGGGTTGTTTCGCCGTCTCAATGTTTTGATGATCTTGTTCAAGCGCACGGATCCAAAGCTGTCCAAGATTTTTAAAAGTGATCGTGATTGGGTCAAGGATAAATATATGTAAAGTTAAAGAAATCGTACGACTGTTCAATTAATGGACAGGTGCGGTGTGTGTTTTGAAAATACAAATCACAAAAAGGTGACCTGTCCTTTTTGTGATTTGATGACATGTAAATCATGTACACAGACATATTTACTTTCGAGTATGGAAGATGCACATTGCATGGGATGTAAACATGCATGGAATAGACAATTCGTTGATAGTTTTTGTACACATAAATTCCGACATACAGACTATCGAAGACATCGTGAAAGTATTCTTTTCGAAAGAGAAAAACTCCTCATGCCAGAGACACAAATACACGTGGAGCGCATTCTTGAAATGAGACACTTGAATGAAATCATCATGGAACAAAAGAAACAATTGTCAAAATTGTATATGCAATTTGGTCGTTTGACATATGATGAGTACATGCGTGTCGAAGAGATTAAAGAACTCATTGAACACATGCGTGAGACACGACAACGTATTGACGAACTTCGATTCTCAAATCCAGACGTGACTGAAATTAAAAAGTCGTTCGTACGAAAATGTCCCGTAGAAATGTGTAAAGGATTTCTTGACGAGGAATGGTATTGTGGTATTTGTCGACAGATGTTTTGCGACGCGTGTTGCGAAATTAAGAGTGATGGACACATATGTGATCCAGATCTCAAAAATACGATGAAGCTCATATTGAAAGATACGAAACCATGTCCAAAGTGTTCAACCATGATTTCCAAGATTGATGGGTGTGCACAGATGTGGTGTACACAATGTCAAACTGCATTTGATTGGCGTTCCGGAAATATTCAAATAGGACGAATTCATAATCCACATTACCTTGAATTCAAACGAAAGACGTCTGGACTTCATAGAGAACATGGAGACATACCATGTGGTGGTCTTCCCGCGAGACATGAACTCCCTGAACGACTCGCGGATTTTATACATGTGATTCATTGGTGTGAACGGGAAATTATATACACAGAATACACAAATACTTCGACACAACATTTTAGAATACTATATATGCTCAATGACATGAGTGAACACGAATTTAAGCGTAAAATCCAAGGAGTTGATAAGCACAAAGAAAAAAACATGGACGTTGTGAGTGTTTATCGAATGTTTATCGACACCGCGACCGATCTTCTTCGACAATATGTCATCACGGAAGATACCACTATTATAAAAACCTTACGCGAATTGCTTCTATATTCGAATGATATCGTTCGATCCATACACAAGCGTTATAAATGTGTGACACCACCACTCTTCAATAATAATCTTCTTTTATTTTAGATGCTCGTACTTCTACTCGCCGTCATAATTTTTGTGTATTTAATCATTCCAAAATATAGACACCCACTCGTGTTCAGTAATTTCGTGAGTCCAGAAGAAAGACACCACATAATTGAAAAGGCGAGAAAGCAACTGAAACCTTCGACCGTGTCGATCGATAAGGTTATTAAACCAGATGTTCGACAGAGTGAAACAGCATGGTTATCTCTCGATGATCCGGTGATACGCACAATTGTCGAGCGATGTTTAGCCATGACGGATCGGCCGATCGACAATTGTGAAAATTTACAGGTCCTTCGTTACGAAGAAGGTGGCTTTTATAAACCACACCAAGATACCATGAAAGATCAAGAGAATAAACGCATGTACACATTTATCATCGCCTTGAATGATGGATACCAAGGTGGTGCGACGGTGTTTCCAAACATCGGTCGCGCGTATAAACTCAAAGCTGGAGATGTATTATTTTTCAATACACTTGATAATTACGAACTCATGACATCAAAAGCACTCCACGGAGGTATGCCTGTGAATGGTGGTGAAAAATGGATTTGTAATCTATGGGTCAACAAGTATCCCCTCACCGCGAAGACGTAGTTTACGTCTATTCGCTTCATGGAGCGTAGTGACGGCGTTTTTATTTTGACCGCTGTACGGCACGGCGTACCCTTCATCACACATCCATTTGTTTACATTAGTCCATTGACCATCTTCACACACCCACACTTCCGCCAAAATACGCCCAAACTTTCCACGACTGTCTCGTTCCGGGCATCTGAGTTCGATCTCAATATCATCCTTCTCAGATTCCACAGCCCTGAGGCACCACTCTTTCAATTTCTTCTTAGAAATGAGACCATACACTTTCTCCGTAGGGTCCGACGTTCTCGATTCGGGAGTATCGATGCCAAGAAGACGCACTCGCTGACGCGTACACACATCAAATCCAAGATCAATCGTCACATCGATCGTGTCGCCATCGACAACCTTTTCAAGGGAAGACACTTTATAGATATATTCACACGTGGGCTGAGCGTATGTGGCCATATATTATATAATAAGATTATTCTCCCCATAAGTAACTAAAACTTCGTGATGAACTGATTCGTACATATTTGAATGGCCACCACATTTATATTCTCTGATATTATTAATGAAGTCTGTTGTCTTTACGTATGGTCGATTCAATCCTCCACACAAAGGACATAGACTTATGATTGAATATGTGATCGAGACGGCGCGTAAGTCAAATAAAGAACCCGTGATCGTCGTGTCACATTCATACGGTAATTCAAAGAATCCTTTACCCGTGGAGAATAAAGTTCGCATTCTTCGACGATGGTTTCCAGGTGTGACTATTCTCACGTCTGCGAAGGATCGAAGCATCGCCAAGATTGCTCAAAATTTCAATGCAAACTCCATCATGGTTGTTGGACAAAATCGTCGGAATGCATTCAAGTTTCTCAATGTCAAAAAGCTTGCCATACCCCGAACCAAGAACGCACCATCAGCCACCATGGCGCGCGCGGCCGCCGTGAGTGGAAATGCAAAGGCATTCAAGAACATGACCGGCTACGAACTCACGAACAATATTCGTAATAAGGTTGTTAAAGCGAAGAATAAAAAATAAAGCATGGTCGACATAGAAGCATTCGCTACAAAGATATATTCTCAACTGGGACCTGGATTCAGTGAGAGAGTATACCATAACGCTATGGAAGTTATGTTGAGACAATACAATGTCCCATATGAAACAGAGCGCATTGTGCCGATCACATTCGAAGGACACGTCATTGGTAATGTACGGGCGGATATCATCATTAATAACACTGTGGTTCTTGAATTCAAAACCATCAAAACCCTTAATGACCAGGCGGAGTTGCAGGCGCAAAACTATCTGAATCTAACTGGGTTGAAGATTGCGTACGTGATAAACTACCCTCCGTTTCCAAATCGTGAGTGCGAGATTCGATGTGTTCAAGCATAATCATGAGTGGAAAAAGCTTTGCCAACTTTCTATAAAACTCTTGCATTTCATCGTAATATTTTTTAGGATCTTCAATACTCTTCGTCAAAATATCTTTTGACCTGTCTAGATGATACGTTGCCTCATCTATACAGAATTGTTGGTATTTATCCATACTCATGTAACATGATCACTTTCCTTTATGCAGATTAATCCAAGTGTTTTTGTACTTGTTAAGTTGTGACATGGTCGGACCTTGTGTCATGATGTAGTTGACCGCTGCATTCTTATATTTATTTTTGAGTGCATTTGGGATGTTTGTGGTATTCAACTGATTCATGATGAACTTACGTTCTAACGCACGTCCACGTTGATTCTTCCATCGCTGCACCATGCGCTTCTTGACGAGATCGACATCCTTCTTGAATGGAATACCACGCTTGTTTCCGAGCCGTCCCATACCATTAAGCTTCGTCTTCATCTCACGAACATCGTTTTCGATGGACGGATTGTATCGTTGCATCCATCGCTTTCCATACAAAAGTGTAATGTCCCGGCGAATCGATGCTTCGTCGAGACCACGCTTTTTAATGACTTCTTGTTTTTTTACGTTACGCTTTTGTTGTGCGACATTCTTCCTCGACGGTTTAGGTTCGGGCTTCGGTGGTGGCGTCTTAGGTTTAGCTGCGATCGCGTTTCTCTCCTTTTCTAATTTCTTGGCGATCGTCATCTTATCATTCTTCACATTCACAGCAACCTTCATGATTTTCGCGAAACGTACAAGATCATCCTTCGTGTACAATTTCGCCATCTTCTTTCCAATACGGAACGTGTTTCCGGTACCCGTGAGTCGGTACTCCTTACCACCATTCTTAAACGCAGCGACTTGCGCCTTTTCACCTCCAACCTTTTTAATCATGGCACACAAGTCTTCCTTCTTTGTCGTCTTCTTAATGTTCACGATACCCAAACGCTTCGCGATATCGTATAATTCGGGTTGTGAGTAGCGATCACATCGACGCTTTCCAATCATGTCCCCATTCACGATGGGTAACGCGTTTCCGCGGGGTGCCATCTTTTTCGTTTTAGGGATTTTATAACAACACGTAAACCCCTTTTTATTTTTACGCTCTTCGAATCCAGTCTTACACGGTGGCTGACGGTTCTTTGGACACGATGACGAATTTTTGCGACGCGCTGAATTGACTTTTTGTGCCGAAATACGAATGATTCCATCACGCGTGGCTGAGTGCATGATGTCCGAGGCTATGTTGTACGCTTTGAGCATGCGTCCAGGTGTACGAACACCGGAGATTTGGACGTTACCGGTACTCGAAATAATATACGTCGCATCTTCTTCGTCCGAAAGTGTGTACTTTGCAAATAAGAACGGTGACAATTCGGGTTCGTATGAAGATTCCTTGAGTCCATACTTTACATAGTTCTTGTGTAATTCAAACAATCGAATGGTTCCATTCACCTTGAACTGTCCACTCAAGTTATTATACTCAAATGCGTTATACAAAAACGGATACTTACCAGTCGTGTACGCGGTGACTACATAGTTTCGGACTTCTTCCGCCTGACGCTCAATGTCCGTACCGACGAAACCACCCGAGAAGCGAATCTTTCCATTCTTATAAATGTTGATGGTCCAACCCTTCGTCTCGGTTCCATTGGAAACATTAATGGCAAATTGCACAGTGAAAAACTTTTGATTGAGATCACCCTTTTGTCCGTATTCGAGCGTAGACGAATATCCAACTTTGAATTGTCCATAATAACCCCTAATTTCCTTGACCTCAACGGTGAGACCATTTGGGATGGTTCGCTTTGAGAATGGACTTCTTTTCAGAATTTCAACGAGATCGACGCGGTCACCGGGGCTCAGAGATCTATTGACAGTTGCGTTGAACATGCCCATGTTTAATTTACTCACATCTAAATCAGTTTTGGTCGTATTGACAATGTTTCCGTAATTGCTATTGTTCACTAACTTTCTGTCGAGACGTTGCGGTATGTGTTGGTCCCTGAGGAGATCCTTTTCGATTTCGTTTATGAGTCTCAAGTTTTCGTTATTGTAATTACTATCCGTCGTCACATCCACGTTGGAATTCTTAATGAATTCTTTGAGTGCGTTTTGACTCATCTTATATATGACAGGTATTTTTTTCTAATGGTCATCGCTGAACTGGAGCGTCTCCTCGAGGACATCGAGACCAAATATGAATGGTTGTTTTGGGTACACCCGTCCCTTGTATGTGAGCGACTCTTCCCGCACCTCGATTTCGCGCGAGCTGAAGGGTCCGGCGTAAAAGTCTGGGTTGAACTTTGGTCGACCCAAGTTGTTCGCTTGACAATGTTGATTGAATACCTGTACGAAGATCTTCTGAGGTACGAAGAGTTCTGAACCAAAGACCAGATTCGTTGACTCGAGGAAGTTGTGTAGAGTACTCGCCACCATTGCGACTTGTTTCTGTACGGTTTTGAAGTATTCTGGGACGACATTCCAAATGTCCTTGTTTCTGTATTTTTGTGCGTAATCGAGGTAGGCTCGAACACACTTCAGTAAAATGGCTGGGATTTCCTGGTTGAGTTTTTCGTCGAGCTGTGTGTCCGCGTCCTTGACTTGTTTGGCAAAGTTCCACGGAAGAATACGACGAAGCACCGAGCCTGAGTTGTCCTTCCAGTTTGGAATCTCATTCCCACCGAGGACACCCGGGCACTTCCATTCGACGGATTTCGCAGTTTGACCTTTGATGGCGATGGAGACGTCTTCACCTGACACCATCGATTGGAATTCCGCCTGTTCCAAACAAAAATCACCCTTAATTTCCGGAGCGATGAACATCAAAGCATTATAGACGCTCGACAGACCAAACTTCTTTTCAATATTATTCGAAACAGTCTTTACATCTTCGGGTTCATAAAACTTTTTGAAGATCTTGGTAATCACGGTTGACTTCCCTGAACGCGCGATACCCTTCAAGAATGGAATGACTTGCCACCCATCGAGTTCACCCGTGTCAAAACACAAACGCCCACCCATCACATACATCCATCTCGAGACGTGTTCATCAAACTTTTGGTAATTGAGAACACCCTGGAAATGTGGTGTTGGAATGTCATACCAATCTTCGATGTGATCGAAATCATCAAACTGTTGATCGAAAAACTTACAACTCACCTTGGTCGGATCGAGGGATCGGAATTCACGACTTTCGTACGAATAGAATTTACAATCATATGCACCCGTCTCCGGCGACCATCGCTTTCCAAAAAACACACCGTTTCGGAATGACCACATGTGACGATCTTTCAGTATCTCTGGAAACTGTACGTCTTGACAATTCGAAAGATGTTCTATGAGATGCCGAAACACACCCGGATTACTCGTAAGGTTTTGCCATAGTCCGAAATCATATTCCTTGTTTCCGAGTTCATACACAAACTCGTTGATTGATTTAACGGGTTTCCATGCTCGTGTATCGTGTCCATTATACGTGATCTGTTCACAACATTCACCTTTGTATCTCCGAAATCGTTTCGTGTATAACACTTTCAAAGCACACAAAATCGATTTCTGAAAGGGTGTCGCATCGTCGACTTTACCGTCGTCCATGGGGACACCCCTAAACGTAGCAGGGTCTGAATCAAAAATCTCGGGCTCGACGGTTGGATTTTCAGCGCGTTCATACGCTATTTTGTGTGTGTTTATATTGCAGAAAGCATCTTTGACTTGTTCAATGATTCGATTGATTCGTCGAGACACTTTCAGGCCATCATCTTCAGGTTCTAAATCCTGAATATTGATCGCACTGGCTCTGTGATATAGTTCACTCAAAATCTTGATATATCTTGAACGTCGATCATCGATCGCTTTCATATCATAATTCAGGACCCGACCATCTTCACCGATGTCTTCGGGATTAAGTAATTGCGTATATCCGAGCGACGCTGAGTTGAACCCAGAGCCTTTTTTTAAACACCACTTATCTTCCATGTAGTCGATATATTGGAGCACCTCTTCTTGATTCAGAGACTGGACTCTACATTTCATTTGTTCCATATGAGACTCCCGGGTATCGGGGTCTTTGTCGATGTAATGAGTTCCATCTTCCATTTTATTATTGATGGGTTGATTTTTCTAACTGTCTTTTTTGGAGAGCTTGGTGAGCATCTTAATAAGAATCTTGTTTTGCATTTCAAGTTGCGTTGCGATGTTCACCAGGGCGGAGCACACCGTGTCCCCATCCGGCGACGCGAGAAGACTGGTCATCAAAAATCCAAGATCACCCTGAAACTCTTCATCATCCTCGAAGACTTCCTCTTCCTCTTCCTCTTCTTCAATCACATCATCGTCGGAGATGAACTCTTCCTCTTCTTCTTCAGGGCGATCAGACATTTATCTTGACTGAGAAAAGATCGAGACCAAAATTTCGCACCGGTGCGATTTCAGCCGAAAAAAAAATCTTAGTATATAATACAAAAACTCTCAAAATGGCCGGTGGTCTCATGCAACTCGTGGCGTACGGCGCCCAAGACGTGTACTTGACGGGTAACCCGAAGGTTACCTTCTTCCAAGCTGTGTACAAGCGACACACGAACTTCGCGATGGAAAACATCGAACAAACTGTCAACGGCACGGCGTCCAACAACGGCCGCGTGTCCGTCACCATTGCCCGCAACGGTGATTTGATCGGCGACATGTACGTCGAACTCGTCACCGCGTCCCTCGGCACGAAGGCCGGTACCGCCGACATCGATGCGTGCTGGGTCGCGGAACGTGCGATCAAGGATGTTGAATTGTCCATCGGTGGCCAGCGCATCGACAAGCACTACCAAAAGTGGTGGCGTTTGTACTCGGAGTTGTACTTGGACGACTCCAAGAAGGCGAACTACGGTAAGATGACGACCAACCCGGTTGCCTCCACGGCCGGCACGGTTTTCCTCCCGTTGTTGTTCTTCTTCAACCGCAACCCGGGTCTCTACTTGCCGCTCATCGCGCTTCAATACCACGAATGCCGCATTGACTTCGACTTGAGCTCTGAATTCTCCCAATACACCGATGGTTCCACGTTCAAGGTCTGGGGTAACTACGTGTACCTCGACACCGAAGAGCGTCGTCGCTTCGCGCAAAAGGGTCACGAATACCTCATCGAGCAAGTGCAACACACTGGCACCGACACGGTCACGGCCGGTTCCACCAAGCAAGTGCGCTTGTCCTACAACCACCCGATCAAGGAACTCGTGTGGTGCTTCAACAACGGTAGCTCCTCCAACGCCCAACACTGGAACTTCACCTCCAACGCCGCGACCGCTGGTTCCGTCGTCCTCGAAGCTAACCCGACGGCGTACGGTAACTGCCACGTGCCGATCTCCGAAGGTACCGGTGCCCCGCTCCTCTCCGTCGGTTCGTCGGGCTCTGCGAAGCAATGGTCCGAAGAAGGCGCCGCGCTCTCCGTCTCCGCGGGTCCGCTCGACACCTTCAAGTTGGTCCTCAACGGCCAAGACCGCTTCAAGGAACAAAAGGGTAAGTACTTCAACCAAGTGCAAGCCTTCAACCACCACTCCGGCTCCCCGTACCCGGGTGTGTACTCGTATTCTTTCGCGCTCAAGCCGGAAGAACACCAACCGACCGGTACGTGCAACTTCTCTCGTATTGACAACGCTCAAGTCGCGGTGACGCTTAAGGCCGATGCCACCGACTCGCAAGTCATGCACATGTTCGCGACCAACTACAACGTCCTCCGCATCCAAAGCGGGATGGGCGGGCTTAGCTTTTCTAATTAAGTTGGAATAATCAGGCCCAAAAAGCAGGCGTTAAAAGCGTTTGTCCTGCTAGTCTGTGTGTGCAGGCGAGACAACCTGGTTGCGGGAAGTTCCTTAGAGCTCTAACTACCACCCTCATTTGGAAACATTTGAGGGGATCTCGGTTAATGACCGAACCCGATGGTAAAAAGGTTAGAGATTGGATAATCCGCAGGCGAGAACCTACGTTCGCTACGACAAGAATATGGTTCCGTTTCAACGATCGCTAAGGTGTCGGTGTCAAGTGAAGGATTAGTCATCCCGATGATGCTTAAGGTACGATCTGGCCCACTGGGAAACCTTTGGGATTAACCGTGCTTTCTCCAACTAAGAAAGCTATGGCTACACATTAAAAATTTACATTCATCTCAAACATTAAGATATTTCAAGTACCCTAATGTTTGTTTCGCGTTCATGAACTAGAAATAATTTCAGGACAACTCATAGATGGAGAAAGTGTGCACACATTGTCACGAAAAGAAGTCACTCGATCACTTTGGAAAACATAAACAAACGAAGGATGGTCATTTGAATCAATGTAAAGCGTGTCGCAAAGAATACATGAAAGCATACGAAGCAAAGAATAAGGAAAAGATAATAGAAAAATCTAAGGAGTACTACGAAGTAAATAAAGAGCAAATAAAAGAGCGTGTGAGAACTCATTGGAATGAAAACGCGACTGAAATAAATGAAAAAAGGCGCGAACGATACAATAACGACGAAGAGTATCACACAAAAAGACTAAACGAGTGTTCAAAATCTAATGCCAAGTGTCGACCAGATCGACGCAAGAAGGCCAAAGAAAACAAAACACCTGGGTATTATCTTGAATTGTGTCGTAAAAGAATGTGGCACGCATTTAACGGTCGTGCAGCGAAATCTGATAAAACCATAAACCTTCTTGGTTGTGATGGTCACTTTCTCAAACAATATCTCGAAACAACAAAAGTTCCCGGAAAAGACTATTCAAATGCACACATAGATCACATCGTACCATGTTCGTCGTTTGATCTCAGTGATGAAAAACAACAGAAGATATGCTTTCACTATACAAACCTTCAACTTCTTCCAGCCCACGAAAATCTCATGAAGAGTAATAAAATCTCAATATAACATATAATTCAAACATGTTTCCTCAGGAAAAGAAGACTATGAAGCGCAGTCCCGTCGCGTGGATTCCGATCGTAATCATTGCGGTGGGTATGATCGCCGGTGTTTCTATGATTTTGCTTGATCGTAACGGTCCGATGAAATTGAAGCGATAATTTCACATTCCACACATATTTGATTCTCGTTGATGTAATCATGTATTCGTTCACATTCTATACACTTAAACTCAGCCACACCATCTAACACACATGGATAATGTGTGTCATCATCAAGATACCATGTCACGTGTTCATATATTAATTCCACTATATCATGTGGATTCATCAGTTGATATATGAACTCCCATACACCTGTTTTTCGCATTCCGTGAAACATCGCGCGAATACTGTAAACGACGCGTCCACTTATTTTATCACTCCATTCGACGTCGTATGTACCTTTGTGTAAATGTTCGTATATACACTCGTTTAGTGCATTTTCTTGACGAAACGTGAGTCCATGGTCTGCCATATGAGCATGCTCGAATGGATCACACGCGATCCACTTTTCAAGCACCGCGTGTATATCTCGATACATTTCCATTTTAAATTGGTCCCAGTGTTCATAGCGTTCAAAACGTATCTTTGGTGTCTCAAGTTTCTTCTCGAGTTCAACGATTCGGCGCTGCTTTTCCAGGATGTCTCGATCGTATAAGACTTTCGAACACAGTGCGAGTCTTTCCATTTCATAAAAGGTACTTAAAATTTTTATATTCATTTATAATATAAAATGGGTGTTATTGTGACTGAAGATGTTCCGCTCGACATGGGTTTGAGTATTGACAAGTATTACGCGGCTCTCGGCACGAACGAAGCGCGCGTGCAAAAGCGTATCGATACGCAACGGGCGTATGGTGAAGATGGTGCAGTGACGGAATCGACGACCACTGAATACGTCATCGAAGGTCTCTTCCAAAAGTGGATTTCCAAGGAAGCGCGTGATGCGGGTTCCAGGCCGTTTGCGCACCAAAACGTTCGCATCACGCAAGCGACGGCGCCGGTGGGTAACATTTATGATATGCTGTACACGAAGTTAAAAGAAGGCCTCGTCTATGTACAAGATGCCTAGACGACCCGTGTATACGGATGGAAGTTGTCTCGGGAACCCAGGTGCCGGTGGATGGGCCGCGGCGTTCACGGTTGACGATTATATATCAGGGAGTGCAGAAAATACGACGAACAATATCATGGAAATGACAGCCGTCGTGCGCGCACTCGAAGAGTGTTTGGCACGTGGTATTCTTGACATACAACTATTTACGGATAGTAACTATGTCAAGAATGGCATAACATTGTGGATTAAGAATTGGAAGAGGAATGGTTGGCGAACCGCTGCGGGTGCGTCGGTGAAGAATAAGGATTTGTGGATGCGTATGGATATACTCGCGTCAAAAATGACCCACGTCGAGTGGACGTGGGTCAAGGCGCACAATGGAGATGCGTTGAATGAATTCGTGGATACATTGGCACGTCACAGAGCGACCGAGATTAAAAATGCCCGCGTAAAATAATGGAGCCCCACCCGTGGTGTGAGAAGCAGGAGAAGCTCCTCAAATCGTGGGCCGAGAGAGCCGCGGGATATAGATGGCTTCATAATCACGCACGCCTTCACTATAAAAAACAGAATGATTACCTGTCATACCCGAGTATAATCATCGCGAGTATCACGGGGGTTGGTGGTTTCGCTGTGCTTAACCCAAGTGGAAATGAAGACTTAGATTCGGAAACGAGAACTAAAATTATGATTGTTCAATACTTTTTCGCGTTTCTCAATGTTCTC